TCTGTTTTACGTGAGGGGCGTGACCCCATTAAAGAACGCAATAAACAAAAGCGTGAGACAATAAGTAATCTCCATTATTTAAAAGATATCGCGTTGGATGCTTTTGAAAGCCGTAAAGCTGAACTAAAAGGAGATGGTAAAGATGGGCGTTGGTTTTTACCCTTAAAACTCCATATTCTCCCCAAATTAGGTTGTCTACCCGTTTCTGAGATTACACAAACAGAGATACGCAATACACTTGCTCCCATTTGGCATACAAAAGCAGCAACAGCTGATAAAGCTCTTACCCGCCTTAATATTTGTCTCAAACATGCGGCAGCCTTAGGATTGGATGTTGATTTACAAGCAACAGAAAAAGCACGCGCGCTCTTAGGTAAACAACGCCATAAAACGCAAAATTTTCCAGCCATGGATTGGAGAGATGTCCCTGCCTTTTATAAAACACTTTGCGAAGCATCAACCTTAACACAACTGGCTTTGCGTTTGCTTATTCTGACAGGCGTTCGTACCAACCCTTTGTGTCATATTCATAAAGACCAAGTTGATGGCGATATCTGGACAATCCCTGCTGAAAATATGAAAGGTCGACGTGATACTACAGAAGAGTTTCGCGTCCCCTTATCATCAGAAGCATTAGAAATCTTAAAACAAGCACGCTTGCTTTCTCGCAATGATTTCTTCTTTTCTGCAACCGGTCGGGGTCCCCTCGCTGCAAATTGTATGGCTCAATATATGAGAGACAATAAAATTGAGGCATGCCCCCATGGATTTCGTTCTAGTTTACGTGATTGGCTCGCTGAAACAACCGATGCCGCTTATGAAGTCGCAGAAACTATTCTAAGTCATACAGTAGGCGGTAAAGTAGAGCGTGCCTATCGTCGCACTGATTATCTAGAACAGCGCCGTGTCTATATGGATAAATGGGCGGCTTATGTCACCGGTCAATCTTAAGATATGGGGTGCATAACCCCATTATCTGTGGATAACTTTAGCTCTCTTTTCTCTCATTCTTTCTCAATAAGATTCATCACGTCTCACATCAGAAATTATATGATAAAATATTGTTTTCTATAAATAAAATACCTTCAAAAATGAACAAAAATGTGGTTAATAAATAGTTATGATTTGTTTTCATTTTTTGATAGAAAGGATTTTAGTATGACAGAAAATGATATTCTTTTGACAGATCGTGAAAGTGCAAAATTGCTTCATATGAGTGTCTCAACATTCCGGCGCCATGTTACCAATGGATCTCTCCCAAAGCCCTTAAAATTTGGTTTTTTATCGCGTTGGTTACAATCGGATCTTTTGAATGTCATCGAGCAAGCAAAACAGCAACGTTATAACGACGCAGCATAAAAAAACCTTGTCACGTAAGGACGGACAAGGCTTTCTCAAACTCATCAACCTAGTGCTTTATTTGGTGTAAATTCAAGGCTTTCTCTGCTAAAGCAAGACTTAAGGCTGGCATTCAAGTTGTTCTGAATGTTTTTTACAATAAGGGCTATTTAAGCGTCTCTCAACACTTCGCTGAGGCATGACAGCACCAGGACGACATATGGGAAGATTGTCCGATTTATGGTTTTCACACCATTCTTGTATTGTAAAGCTAGGACGAAAACCTGATTGCGCCATACACATTTCAATACTGGCAAATTGATTCAAATCTAGCGCCACAACCTTATTAAGATCCGGTACTCCACATTCTAAAAGTATTTTATTTCTCCATAATGCTGGAGAAAGTGAGGGAATTGAGTTAACACATCCAGTGATACTTAACAGAGCCATGCAACTCAATAATCGCAAGATTTTCTTCATTTTTCCCCTCTTTCAATGGATTTATTTACGATAAAACAGAGCTCATAAACCTGTTGATATTTTCTGTCATCGCTGCTTAAAACAATGGTGAATAATATTGAGATATTGGATTGAGGAAACAATCCCGTCATTTCAAGCAAAAGCAAGGATGAGGGATTGTTATCATCACAAACAGCAAAACTTAAGGTTTGCATTCAGGTGCATTTTTATATTTTTTACAAAAAGGGCTGTTTAAGCGCTTCTTGACACTGGGCCTCGGGATCACAGCACCTGGACGACAAATGGGCAAGTTTTCGGCTCTAAAAGTATAACACCACCCTCCCGCTCTTGCTACTTCTTCATCTTTATAGCGGAATCCTGATTGAATCATGCAAGCATAAGTTGTTGCTTTTGCATTGATGCTCTGCTTTCTATTTTCTGGAAATACATCATAAGGCGTTGGCATACCACATTCTAATAATGCTTTTCCTATTTCAGTAAAATCTGCTCCTGGCTTCTCCCAAGCAGTCAAGTATCCTGAAGGAGGCTTATTAAACTGACATCCAGCGATACTGAATAGAGTTACAGCACTTAATAATTTTAAGGTTTGTTTCATTTTTTACTCCATGATTTACTTGAAGGAACTTGTTCACGATGAGATGAGCCATAACGCACGTTACACTTATCGCCCGCGTCTCCAAGACAGGTATGGGGATTTATGGGATCTGAGAACATATTCCATGTTTCTTTCCACCAGTTACTACCATCAGGTATTGTCTCGTAAGTATAGCCATTGCCGCCAATCCATCGGCTTACAAAGTCATATCTATTCCCATCAAAGCCAACAGTGGTTTGTTTGCCATCACTCACATAACCTAACAGACCGGATGCAAATAAAGCATTAAAGGCTGCTCCATAGAAATTGATATTCGTATTGTCGGCTATTCCGTGCACACCTTCTTGTTTGAAAGAATACAGCATATTTCCCAATGTCATGGTACCGCGGCTATGGCCATAAAGTTCTAACCCTGTAATACCATGGCTATACACCAAATCTTTTGCTTCTTGTGTTGAATTGGTCAAACCCCAAAAGTTATTTTCCATAAACTTCTGATAGCCCGCGACCAAAAGTTCTGAGATAGCAGAATCGGCTTGGGGGAACACAACAAAATAAAGCGGTGCATTTTTATCCTTCGCATGTTGCTCTGCATAAACAGCGGCTTCCTCTGGTGGAGTAAAAATACCATTAAAGGAGACATGAACCTTGCCATCAGAACCTTCTTGTAAGTGCTGCTTTTCTTCATCCGTTAAATAATGTGCGTGAGGTATTGGTTGTCCACGAGCATCTCTTATAGGTACCCCATTTGCATCTATTTCATAGATTATATTGCCCTGTTCATCACGGTCGACCACGGCGATGGGGTGCTCTTTGATAAACATGGTTTTATAGGAATCATCGCTGTATTTAAACCCTTCTTCTAAGAGTTGGGTTGCCATTTCACGATTTTCATGGACGATTTGTTCCAGCTTGCCTACATCGAGCTGTTGTACACCCTTATGGGCGGTGGCAGTATCACGATTAAGGGAGGCTATAGCTTGTTCCACGTCTTGTCCTGTCAATGCCTTCTGCCCTGCTTCATCAGTAATGACGATGGTGCCATCGCTAATGGCAGATTTGGTGTATCCTTCCTCTGAATCTTTAGCTTTTGAATGATCTAAGACATTTTTGGCAATGTTTTTCCCGACACCATATTTGCCTTGATACATCGGACCACCCGCAGAAATGCTGATCCCATCGCTGCTGGCTTGCGCATGCGCACTGTTGCTTATATCACTGGTGGTAATGCTTCCTGTGGTCAGGCTGTTTTTATCTGCCGGCGCGGTGCTTTCAATAATACCTCCAGTTAGGGTCGTTTTATCTTTAACGTTGATCTTAAAACCGCCATCACCCGCTTTGATGCCTGATTGTTCCACAACACTATGATAATCACTAGAGGATTTATCCTTGTTCAAGGATATATTGGTTGAGGCTGCATCATCCTTTTTTCCACCATTAAACCCAATAGAAAAAGAGTTTTGCTTGCTGGAGGTTTGACCCGTATCACTGCGACTGGTAATGTTCAAATCACGACCAACCTCCATTTCTACATGGTTTGCAGAAACCACGGCACCTGCCAATGTGGTATCCTCTCCACTGCTGGTATGAACAGTGCCAGTGCCTATAATATGGCTGTTCTTTTGCTGAACCTCCTCACTGGAGCCCTTGCCTTTACCAAAAGAGGCGTTACCCATCCACCCTGTGCCACCAGTACCATAACTATACCCAACATTCATTGAAGCGCTTTCACTTCTGTTTTGTGTGCTTTGCGTGTTTTGTGCACTTTCAAAGAGGATATGTTGTCTTGCATCCAAGGTGATATTCCCGCTCTGTTCATCATTTGCATAGACTGGATTGGTACCAGCGATAATATCAGCGCCAATACTATGGATGCTGCCTTCATGGGCATGGATATTAATAGAACGCCCTCCTTCTATGCTATCTGTCACCGCAGTAGATGTCTGAACAGATGCCTCCTCCTTCTCTGTCTTAAAGCCCACGGTTACGCTAGCAGAAACATCAACAATATCACGAATAGACTGTTTGTTTCCACCTTTCATCCCATTATAAAGACCTTTGCCTTTGCTATAGAGATCATAGCCTTTTAGACCAGCAATAAGACCATTACCGATTTTGTGTTTTGTATCCCCATGACCAAAACGTTTGGCTGCATCCTTTACATCTTTTACTGTACCAAGAATACCCACATTGACAGAGCCTGTCACACCAGCAAAAGACTTTTCATGCTTTTCTTTTGCGTTAGAGGTATCATAGCTTTCTGATAGTGTGATATTATTGCCGGCATCAATGTTGACATCACGATCCGCCGAAACAATGGTTGCTTGTAAGTTCACATCATTGCCACCATTGATCTGCACATCTTTTCCCGCCTTGAAATGAGATGGCGTATTGGTATTTTCCCATTGGTCCCCTGTGTCTTTGGCGCTCGCAATTCCAACACCCACGGAAGCACCGCTAGGGTTCTTTTCAAACTGAAACCCAAAACCTGTGCGTTCTTCCTTTGAGCTTGCGCTATGACGATTGTGACCAGGTGAAACATTCACATCATGGGCTGCCGAAACATGAATATTTTCTTGCGCAGTAAAATCAGAGCCCTCCACGTTCACATCTTTTTTGGTGGCGGTGATGGTGATATTTTTCCCATTGAGAGAAGAGCCTTGATGCTCAAAACTCTCTTCATTTTCTGTCTTTCCCTCACTCCCGTATATCGACACAAAGCCCTTGCCTGATCCCACACCAAAACCCGTTTCATGGGTCTCTGAATGGCTGCTATGGTGGTCCGTCATGCCATCAATTGTCACACTTTCTCCCGTCACATGAATATCTTCATTTGCAAACATATGAGAAGCAGTGATTGTGGTCTCTTTGTCTGATTGCGTGATAATGTTGCCCGTTGCCCCAAGGATAGAGGAGACCGTTGTGGTATGCGATTGAGATGTATCGGAAGATTCCTCATGCAAAAAGCCACTTGAAGACGATTGTGCTTGCTGATCCAACTGTTCTTGGGCGCCTTTTATGACAATCTTTCCTCCAGAGTGAATGGTAATATCCGCTTGTTTCTGTTCTCCTGGTGCTTTCTCTCCTGACGTTTCCTCTGCCTTACCGGCTATGAGCGTCGAGGCGACAACTTCCGTGTTGTTTCCAGATTCAATGGCAACGCCTTCACCCCCAGATATGAGTGAACCGGAAACTTGGGTAGCATCCACCTTGTTATGCTCAGATTTGCTGCTACTGAATGCTCCACCCTCTTTGTGGTACGACATTTCATAATTGAAGCTATCCTCTGCATTATTGATCAGGACATCGTTGCTGGCTTTCAGCCCTACCTTGCCCTCAGCCGCAATGGAACTACCTGTAATGCTAAGATCATGCGGCTTTCCATCCTGCCCTGCAATAACAGTGGTGTCACCTCCCGATTTTATCGAAGAGCCAACCGCATGAGAAGCTTGCATGTCCACTTTCGTGTTTTTGGTGCGAAGATGATACTCCATCTCATCGTTTCTCACCCCTATTGTTACCTCCCCTTGGGCGCCAAGTCCAACATTGCCCTTCGCATCTATATCGGAAGCAGCAATATGGATATCTTGACCTGAGATGACAGTGGTATCTTTTCCAGAACTTAAATGAGAGCCATTGTGCAAGGCAACATGAGATGTTTCACTCCCACTCTGATTGTCCATGCTGTTGCGTGTGGCATCAATCGAAACATTCCTCTCAGCTTGCAAGAGAAGTTTATCCGTTGCTTGAACATCAGAGCCTAAGATATTCAAATTATTTCCAGAGGCAAGTGTCGTTGAGCCACCAGAGTTGACTTCTGATTTATGATGCATGGTGGCATCACCGTGTTCATCATGGTAATGGGTTTCTGCTGAACCGATCGTCAAGTTGCCTTGTTCTGTAGCCATGGCAAGATCACCTCCGGTGGTGATCCCCACCCCTGAGGCGGTGATATCTTGTTTGGCAATCACCGTTGCATTACCACCAGTAGAAAGCGCCTCGGTGTTTAATACTGTCTCCACGCCGTCAACCGTTGTGCGCCCTGCATCTAAACGAATATTCTTCTCTGCAAGTAAAACAGCATCACCACCCGCCGCAAAATGCCCCCCTTGACTGAGGATATCCCCACCATGCATATGCAATTGGTGGTTTGCCGCAATCCGCCCTGAATTGGTTATTGTGGAATTGCTCGTATTTTGGCTGGTGATATTGACATCATCGCCCATGATCAAAGCCCCAGCAGAAACAAAGGAGGCTCTGTCTTTTTCAGGGATATAAAGCACCGGTGCGTAAACATCCATGCCCTTGACCTGTTGGCGCACATAAATCACCATCGGGGCTTCTAGGGATGCCAATTGTTCTTCACTCAAAGCCTCACCAAAAGGGAGATTATGGGCTTTTGCATATTCTGCCCCGACATCCAGCAAGGTTTTGACTTGTTCAATGGCATCACTTCCAGGAATAAAGGAGCCCTTGCCCAAACCTTGACCAACAAGATCACGCATTTGTTTTTCAATCAATTCCTTTTCGAAATAAGCATCGCCTAAGAAAAAAATCTCCCGATCAGGATTGTAACCAATTCTGTTCAAATAATAGGCTGAGCCATAAAACTTGCCGACATCAAGGAATTCTGCCCGCGTTTCATAAATGAAATTTTGATTGGGCAGCGTGCCCCCAACCCCACCCGATTGGGGCTTTGGTAAAGGAAGCCCCTCAGAAAGTTCCCCTGCATTATTGAGATCTACTTTTGGTGTAAAGAGAGCACCAGCCCCGGTTAAACCACTTAAGGACTCCAGTGGGTTGCCTCCAACGGTTTTTGCCTCAAAATGCGCATCCCCTGTAATCGAACCTTCCGCTGCCGTGTTATTGAGTTGATCGACCACCAGATTTAAAGTGCCGCCCGCTTGGACAAGACCAGGAGCTGCATCAAGAGCTTCTGAACCAGTTTGGCGATCCTTGTCATTGGCTATATCTAAAGAAACATCGCGGCTTCCATCAGCTTTATAGCCATAACAACTGTCTGTATAAGCCTGACAACTAAGATAAGTGTTTTTATAAGCTGTTGCCCCTAAATTGGTGAGCACATTGGCGTGGATATCGGCATTTCCCCCTGCTTCTATAATGCTATAATGGTTGTCAATGGTATCAGCGTTAATGATGAGATTGCCACTAGATTGTATCATCCCCGAAACAGTTGGTTTATGCGAAAACCCTTGCGTGACAGTCTTTTCTGTCATATGTGACCAATTTTCGTTTATTGACCCAAACCATCCTCCCTTCCGCCGAGAACCATTCCATTGGTAGCGTTTTACGGACTTTTGATCATAGACAGGCTTAAATTCCCAAGTAAAAGCCTTATAGACTGTTCCATCGCTTGAAATTGCGGTGCCATAGGTTTCTTCTTTGCTCGACCAAAGAGGAACATCCAAGAAAATTCTTACGTGCCCGTCAAAAGGTCCGGTATGACTTTGATGTTCGTGCCCTTTTCCCCAAAGGTTGGGACCATCTTGATATAACATCCCATCACTGAGTTGATCAGAACCCTTTGGTCTTTGGAAAGAAATATCGCTATATTCCGTTTTTTCCGTGATAACAGGCGTGCTATCGGCTTCGTTTTTCAGGGTGTTGGTTTGGATATTTAAGTTTCCACCAGCTTGAATAAAGCCTGCTTTATTGACAAGGGAAAGGCTTTTTCCGGTACCTTCTGCATTGGTAAAAGATAAATCACCCTCTGCTAAAATGGCACCAAAATCATTGAGCAAAGCCCCATCAACTTGTAAAGCACCATTGCCCTTCACATAAATTAAGCCCGTTTTGTTGTTGGTCACATTGCCCGTCACGCTAAAGATTAAATCCTGCCCCGATGCTAATTGACCGCTATTTCCAAGCTCCCCCGTTTTGATCACGAAATCTCGTGCCGCTAAAACAGAAGTTGCCTTATCCACCATAACGCTTGGAGCAACAAAAAGAATATCTCCAGTCCCTCCCTCATCTGTCACGGCTTGTAGCCGCGCATGGTGAATATCAAGAGCATTGGTGCTTTGAAAGTCTAAACCACCATAAGTCAATTCGCTGCCCGAGACATCAATATGATCTGCAATTAAATACAGCGTTTGCGGCGTGTAAATATGAGAACGATTATTGCTTAAATCCAGTGTCGGTGCTGTCAATCTCACATCCCCCTCGGTAGACAGCACATTCTCAACACTGATCTCTCCAGATACCGATGTCAATGTTGCGTTGCCATAGCCAATGACCTGATCATAATAGATGTCGTTGCCTGCAAAAATTTCAATATTGCCACCACTGGCAATCTGACCAACCTTCACCCCTTCTTTTGCTGCAATCAAAAGAAAGCCCTTTTCATCTAAAACAAGATCCCCTGAACCGCCCGTAGAAACGACACCTGTCATCAGTGTGCCTGCATCAAGGCTGCCAACCTTTAAAACAGCTTCTTCACCCGTCATCAGCGAAGAAAAGTCAACCGCCCCACCCTCAATATTTGCCTTGCCATAGGCTAAAAGTTGCCCAAAATGAACGGGGGCATTTGTTTCTGGTTGTGCTTGAATGGCAACATTTTGATGCGACAGAATTGTTTGAGAAACAGAAAGCCCGTCATGAGAAACCAGGGTGATATCTCCTGCACCATAAACACTTTCAGCGACAATCGCACCTTGACTGCTCTGGAGATCAACATCCCCTTGGGTGCCAAGAACAACAACACCAGCAGCACCCGTTGCCGTCATATCAACCCCACCAGCTAAAAGCTGCGCCTTTATATCACCACCGGCATGTGCCTTGAGGTTCCCTTGCGCTAAAACATCCCCCTCAAGCCTCAAGTCTCCACCCGCCTCAAGAACCATATCAACCCTACCAGCTAAAAGATGCGTTTGGATATCACCACCGGCATGTACCTTGAGGTTCCCTTGCGCTAAAACGTTCCCCTCAATCTTCAGCTCTCCGCCTGCCTCAAGAGCCATATCAGCGCCTGACCCTAGCCCTGAAACTTGAAGTGTCTGGCGCGAAGACAGCTCCATGTTGCCCCCAGACGTTGCGTTTCCGGCAATCGATAAAAGCCCATCCTGCGCCTCTATTTTCAAATGACCATCAGCGCCAACGGTTTCTAACGTGACACCTTTTTTTGCTGCAATCTCAATATGCTTTTTCGAGGTGATGTGCTTTGCCAATACGCTCTGGCTTTTCGATTTGAGGACAACACCCCCATGACCAAAAACATTCTTCAACGAAAGCTTTCCATCTGCAGAAAGATGCAACTGCCCCACATTGGCTGCCATATCATGGCGCATGCGAACCCCTACACCTTTTTCTGTTGCCACAAGTTTAATCTGATCCGCCTGTAGAGCCCCCAAAGCAGAACCATCTATCGCATATTCCGGTTTACCAGTAATATCGGTCAGTTCTTTCATTTCCCGGGAAGCGTAATCAAAGTGCCCTGTCCCTGCGGTCACACCAATCTCCTTGCCCGCAACAGGTCCTTCAAAATGCACCGTGCGTGAGACAATATCGACAATATCAACAGCCCCCTTGCCAGAGAAAAAATTTGCTCCCTTTGCTCCAAAGGTGATATCCCCACCTCTCACCTCAAAGCCTTTTAAAAAACCGCTCGCATCAATTTCTGGAACACCTGTGGTTAAAGTCGCATGGGGCGTATTGATAAAACCGCAACCATCACAGCTTATCCCATTGGGATTGGCTATAATCACATCGGCTTGATGCCCAAAAACCTCTCCTGGACCATGAAGCGCACTGCGCTTGCTGCTGGTGACTTCATTTAAAATCACTTTCGCCGAACCAGTAACACGCAAATGCGGATTGCCCGGCATAATGCCCCCCAACTGCGATTGCCCTACTTCTTGTGCATGATTGTTCCAAATCACACCTGCATTGCCAATGTTAAAATCGTAGTATTTATTGTGTGATAAGCCCTTGCCATTGGGGGTAACAATATCAATCGAGGGAACCCCATTGGGCGCTGCCACTATATCCGGACGATGGGCGGCATTCGCGTTAGGATCCACAGTAATTTGTGCCTGTAACGCTGAAGGTGCAAATAAACAAGAAAAACCAAGTCCTCCAAATAAAACCTTTTTGAGCATCGTACTGGAGACCAAAACACCTAATAAAGCTGCTCTTTCTGCTCTCTTCTCATATCTCATACTTTAACTCCCCAATAAACAATGCTTAAAGTTCCATTGTTAATGTCATAAAAAATGTTCCTGATTTTTTGTGCTTAACTGTGCTCCAAAAAATACTGGAATAACTGGCATCAAGAGAGACCATGCCCCCCGCAAGCTTGACACCTGCTGTCCAACCGGCAAGCTGGTCACTCTTAATCCCATACAAAACTTGCGAAAACACACGCCCATAGTCCAAACCAACAAAGGGACGAAGTTCACCAAAAACCTTTTTGAAGGTCGCGTGATTGCTCCACGGAATGGTGCGTAGCAACAAATCATTCCGGCTAAAAAAACCGTTATTGCCAAAAAGCAAACTCTCACGCGTGCCACGAACATTGGAAGCGCCCCCCAACGAAATCTGCTCAGCACCCAGTAAATTATGCGGTGAATATTGACCACTCAAAAGATTGCTCAGTATAAAGTCCAAGCCCCCTACCTTAAAAGGCGTCATAGCACTGAGTGTGCCGGTAAATTTGGCAAATTGTGGCTCTGCATCCCCTGCCCCTGGAGCATGTTTCTTTACTGAATGAAACAAGGGAAGGCCTTGCAAATAACTCACATCAAAAGTCCAAGTCCCCCCTAACATTTGGCGGGAATGCGAAATCCCAAAATTGGCTACGCTATATTGACGGCTGCCAACCTCTATCTTATTGCCAAGAAGGTAATTGTTGGTTCTTTTATAAGAAAGACCTAAATTCAAGGTTGTAAGGGAAACACCATCACGGTAAAGAACCCTGCTTGTACTGGCGTGCAACTCACTGGAATCCCCCGTCGTCTCAATATCGGTAAAATTGCCAGGGATTATGCTTTGGTAATTATAAACAGTGCCATTCAAACCAAAGGTCCAATAACCGTACGGAATACTCACACTCGCTGAAATGTTATTGCTATGTCCTTCTTGCTTGCTCCCACCCCAATAATCGGGCTCACTGCGTTGATAGTTAAAATCCCACGCATCATTCATCCCTAAAATATTTTCTACCCTCAAGCCCGCACTATAACGCGCATAACCCGTAGAGGCTTGTCCCATATTGTCATGAGAAACAGTAACCTTGAAAGTTTTATCGGGATGATTGTTAATATTGACAATGGTGCTCCCTTCTTCACGCCCTGGAAGAAGTTCGCTTTGAGCGTGCGCTGAACTCAAACGGTTGATCTGATCAAGCCCCTGTTCAATATCGCGCATATTCAGAACATGACCTTGAAGCCCAGGGAAAGCACTCCACACAACATTGTTATAACGAGATGCCGGTGAACCATTATAGTAAATCTCTGAAAGCTTGCCCTCAATGACAACAAATTTGAGCGTCTTGCTGTTTTTGATATCTTGATCGGGAATATAAAAACGCGCCGTCACATAGCCTTGATCCAAATAAACTTTGGTTAACTTCTTGATTAAGAGCTGAATATCGACAAGACCGATACATCTTCCAACATAAGGCTCTGTTACGGCTGATATAGAGCGCTTTTTGACATGATGCACTCCCTCAACAACAAGAGCATGAATTGGAAAACATTGTTTTCCACCCAAAAGCGTTTCTGGATTTTGCTCTGAAGGCGTCTTGATCCTTTTAGGCGTTAAAGCGCGTAAATTCTCAATTCTTTCTAATTGCTGCTTCTCAGATTGTTGGCGAGAAAAATTATCGGTTGGGGAATGAAAAATAGCTGAGGAGCGCGCATAAACACTTACACCTGTAAACAAGCCAAATAAAACAATAATGGCACGAAAAATTCTCAAAAGAGAACTTTGGCGTAAAAATACAGAAAACAATACAGATTGCCCCGCTTTGCACTATTCATGAAGCATTATTTAAAAGAACTTCACGAACCTCTAACAAGACCACTCAAAACAGCCACTGCCCTATAACGCTTTTAACAAAAGCACATGCCTCTGTTACCAAAGAAAAGTGACACTAGAAAAACTGCTTTATTTTAATTGCTGAAGATTTCTCCCCCACATTTATATGAAGAAACCTTTAACCAAAACTGTTTAGCGCGTCAATGTTTAATACATCAATATCCCCATAAATATAAAGGATAAATTTGCTCAACTATATCCCCTTGCATTCATAGAGTGAACCTTCAAAACCTATCTATAAAACCTATCAAGGCACATAGTTCATTTGTCTTGATTAACCCGTAAAACGAACAGCAAAATTCACTATTTTGCTGATCTGACCTCATGTCATAGGCTGTGGATAAGTAGCCTTTAATAAAATTTCTTTTTAAGCAGGTTGTGGGTCTTTAGCACCCTTTTCTTATTTTATTATTGCTATTTGTTTTAAATAGATCTAGCAGATTTTATTTAAAGTTTTTTGACACTGATAGATCAACGCTTATAAAGCGGTGGGGTTTTATTATAAATGCTTCAATCTCATAACAAACCACTGACATTACGCTCTCTGTTACAATCCTACCGTGATCATACAGAAAGTGCGCGTGATAGAGGAACTTCTTTTGAAAAGTTTGTAATTGCTTATTTGACGCAAGACCCCCTGCAATGCCAAGAATATGAAAAGGTTCAGACCTATAGAGATTGGGCACGGGAACACGGTTGGGATGGTACTGATATTGGCATTGATCTGGTTGCTAAAATTCGTGATGAAGAAGGATATGCCGCTATTCAATGTAAGTTTTATAGTGCAAATCATCAGATCAAGAAGGAAGATATTGATAGCTTTATTGCTGCCTCGGGAAAAAAGATCTTCACACGCCGTATTCTGGTTGATAGCACCGAAGGTAATTGGAGTAACAATGCCGATCTCACCTGTGAAGGACAAGGAGTCCGCATTCAACGGATTAATCTTTTTGATTTAGAAAACAGTCAAATAGATTGGTCAACCTTTGAAAGCAAAGGGGAAGCTACTCTTAAGAAAAAAGAACCGAAAAAGCTTTTAGATCATCAACAAGAAGCGCTTAAAGCTGTTTGTGACGGTTTACAAGAAGCAGACCGCGGCAAGCTGATCATGGCGTGTGGAACGGGAAAGACCTTTACCAGTCTGAAGATAGCAGAAGCTCTTGCTGGTCAAGGTAAACGTGTTTTATTTCTTGTCCCCTCTCTTTCTCTCATGTCACAAACAATAAGAGAATGGACAGCAGATACAGATATACCCTTGCGTTCTTTTGCTGTGTGCTCCGATACACAAGTTGGCAAGCGTCGTAAAGCCCAAGATGATGCTGCTGAACTCGATGTCTCGGATCTCGCTCTACCAGCAACAACAGATTCTCAAAAGCTTGGAGAAAAAGCCAATAAGACTTCTCCTGATGCCATGACAGTGGTCTTTGCTACCTACCATTCGATACAAGTGATTTCGGATGCGCAAAAGAAATATGCTTTACCGGAATTTGATCTGATCATTTGTGATGAAGCACACCGTACCACTGGAGCTGTGTTAGGAACAGACAAGAGTGAATCTGAGTTTATCAAGGTTCATGACAATAGCCTTATTCGGGGCAAGAAACGTCTGTATATGACAGCAACACCTCGTATCTTTAGTGATAATGCCAAAAAACAAGCTAATGAGATTGATGCCGTTCTGGCTTCTATGGATGATGAAGAGCTTTATGGAAAAATCCTTTATTCTTATAGTTTCTCCCATGCTGTAAAAAATGGACTTTTAACGCCTTACAAGATTATCGTTTTAGGTGTTGATGAAGGAGAAGTGAGTAAATCTATCCAGCATCTGATGACAGATGAGAATTATGAACTTATTCTTGATGATAGAACAAAGATCATGGGTTGTTATCAAGCTCTTACCAAAATGGATCTGAAAATTGATCTTGGAGATGATACAAGACCCATGCATCGGGCTTTGGCTTTTTGTAGAGATATTGATACTTCTGAACGCATATGTAGAACATTCAACGATGAAGAAGTTAAGAAAGATTTACGTGATCTTCATGAAAACCATAAAAATATTCCCCCTCTTAACTGTCAAGCTGATCATATTAATGGAAAATCTGGTGCCAAAAACCGTACGATAAAACTTGATTGGTTGAAAGAAGATGCGGGTGAGAATGTCTGCCGTATATTAACCAATGTACGCTGCCTTTCAGAAGGTGTTGATGTTCCTTCCCTTGATGCGGTTATGTTTTTACACCCGCGTAAAAGCCAAGTGGATGTGATACAAGCAGTGGGACGTGTGATGCGTCGTGCAAAAGGCAAAAAGATGGGCTATATCATTTTGCCGGTTGGTGTTCCTGCTGGTGTTTCACCAGAAGAGGCATTAAAAAACAATAAGAGATACAGTGTTGTCTGGCAAGTTCTCAATGCTTTGCTTGCCCATGATGAGAATTTTAGTAAAACCCTTAACCAGATGGTCTTAGGGCAAGACGTAAGCTCTATCATCGACATTGTTACAGTTTCTAAAAAGACCGAATTAGAGAATGTCACCACGGTTATTGACGAAATCCCGCTCCACGAAAAATCAGAACAATCCGGACTTCGTATTGGGACACAAGCTCATGAACCGCAACATAGTCATAGCGTAACAGGAAGATTACCCTTTTTTGTTGAGTTTCCCAATGCTCTCAAAACACTGATTGTTAAAAAATCTACTATGAGTGATTATTGGGGCATTTGGGCGAACAATGTTGCTGAGATTGCACAAAACCATATCACACGCCTTCAAACTATGCTTTCTGATCAGACAAGCGAAGCTTATCATGCCTTTGATGCGTTTTATAAGGAATTAAAAAACAACTTAAACAGTGAGATAAAGCAAGAAGAAGCGATTGAGATGTTAGCGCAACATCTTGTGACGCGTCCTGTGTTTGAAGCTTTGTTTGAGGGCAATGAATTTGTACAAAACAATGCCATTTCTCAAGCAATGGAAAAGATCTTAACAGAACTAGATAAAACCAATATCGAGGAAGAATCCAAAGAATTACAAGAGTTTTATGACAGCGTAAAGTTCCGTGCCTCTGGCATTACAGAACCACAGGCAAGACAAAATCTTATTATCAAGCTTTACGAAGATTTTTTTACCAAGGCATTTAAGAAAACCACGGATAGGCTTGGGATTGTTTATACCCCCGTTGAAGTTGTCGATTTTATCATTCATTCTGTTGATGATGTTTTACGCAATGAATTTGGAAAAAGCTTGGGGTCACGTGGAGTTTCTATTCTTGATCCTTTTACTGGAACGGGTACCTTTATTACACGGCTTTTACAATCTAAACTGATCAAACCAGAGGATATGGAATATAAATTCCGTCATGATATCCATGCCAACGAGATTGTCTTACTTGCCTATTACATAGCAGCGATCAACATTGAATCGACTTATCATAGTTTGGTGAAAGGAAAGTATATTCCTTTCAAGCATATTGGTCTGGCTGATACATTCCAGATGGTTGAAAAGCAAGATCTGATGAAGGGTTTACTAGAGGAAAACAGCGCATATTTGGAATATCAGAAAAATCTAAACATCAAAGTTATCTTTGGTAATCCCCCTTATTCAACAGGGCAAAAAAGTGCCAATGACAATGCAAAGAACACCCCTTATCGCATATTAGATAAACGGATTAGTGAAACTTATGCTGCTCAATCTGAATCAATCAATATGCAAGCGCTTTATGATAGTTATATCCGTGCTATCCGCTGGGCAAGTGACCGTATAAAAGACCGTGGTATTATTGGTTTTGTCACCAATGCAAGTTTTATAAATGCATGCTCTCTGAATGGATTACGAAAGTGCCTTGTTGAGGAATTTAGCAGCCTTTACATTTTTCATTTACGTGGCAATCAACGAACTTCTGGAGAGCTTTCGCGAAAAGAAGGTGGTAAAATTTTTGGTTCTGGATCTCGAGCACCCATAGCTATTTCCATTCTCGTAAAAAATTCAGTATCCAAACAGCATGGTAAAATATATTTTCGTGATATTGGAGATTATCTCACGAGAGAAAAGAAGCTTACGATAATCGAGTCCCTTGGTAGCATTGATGGCATTACACGGAGTAAACAAGGTTGGCAAATAATTATACCAGACAAGCACGGTGACTGGCTTGGACAACGTGATGACAGTTTCAAAGCATTTTTAGCCATGGGTAATAAAAAGGGACATGGTAAAAAGCTCTTTAAAATTTATTCCTGTGGTCTAAAAACAAATCGTGATGCGTGGGCATATAACTCAAACCGTGAAGTTTTAGAAAAAAATATGAGTAACATGATTACCTTCTATAATAGTGAAGTTAAACGTTTTAATGATACCTATCCACATTCTGATCGTAAGGCACGTACCAATGCTGTAGATGATTTTGTCAACATGGATGCTAAAAAAATCAGTTGGAGTCTTAATGTTAAGCAACAGTTAACCAGAAGAAAGGTTTTTGATTTTGAAAGTGCATGCCTTATTCAAAGTCTTTACCGTCCTTTTACGCAACAGTGGCTCTATTATAACCGTGTCTTTAATGAAATGGTTGCCCAACTCCCATGTATATTCCCTATGGGACAAACCGTTGAAAATAAAGTAATACAAATTACAGGTACAGGAGCAATGAAGGATTTTTCTGTCCTTATGACTACGGCTGTGCCTGATTTTCATGCAATGGATACTAGCCAATGCTTTCCACGCTATATTTACGAAGACACTACGATTTCAAAAAGTAAAAATGAAAAACAGTCACATTTGTTTGCAAATGCTACAGAAGAAAGCAAAACAGCTGGTTTACAGAGACGTGATGCCATTACTGATGAAGGATTAGCACATTTTAAAGTGGCTTATCCTAATGAAACTATAACAAAAGATGATCTGTTTTATTATGTTTACGGGATCTTACATTCAGAAGATTATCGTGCTCGTTACGCTGATAACCTCTCTAAAGAGTTGCCTCGCATCCCTTGTGTAAAGACTGCTGATGATTTTTGGAAATTTGTTACAGCAGGGCATGAACTTGGTCATTTGCACGTGAATTATAAAACTGTAGAACCCTATCCTGTTACCTTTAAAAAAGGCAATCCAAAACTGACTGATATCCAAAATCCTGAAAAATTCTATTATGTAACTGAAATGAAATTCGCAAAAGCAGGTAAAGAGAAAGATAAATCGACTGTTATTTATAACAGCAATATCATCATGACAGATATCCCTCTTGAAGCTTATGACTATATCGTAAATGGCAAACCCGCTCTTGAATGGGTAATGGAGCGTCAATGCGTTAAGACTGATAAAAAGAGCGGCATTGTGAATGATGCCAATCGTTATGCTGTTGAAACCATTGGCAACCCTGCCTATCCATTAGAGTTATTTCAAAGGGTTATTACTGTAAGTTTAGAAACAATGAAAATCATGAAAAAACTACCAAAATTAGAAATAAGAGAAGCTGAATAAACTTATAAAGTATGCTCACATTATAGGCATGCTATCTTACAAGGGGTATAGATTATAGCGATTAGTCTATACCTCTTTTATAAATTGCTTACATAACATCTTAAAAGGAGTGTTTATATGCGTTATTCTAAAAAAAGAGATTTTACACTTTTAAACACTCTACTTTGGATTGCTTTTAAAAAACCATATCGTAATCTAAAATGATAGATGTATACTTTTCGAAAGCTCTGTTTAAAGAGAGTTCGATAATCTCTATAATTATCAGTTTCTCTTTAGATGTTTTATAACAAATAAATCACATTATCATCTTTATCATTTCCCTTATGAAAATGAAAAATGACGCCATGGCTATAAAAAACATAACAGCTATAGAGAATGCGTAAAAACAGCAGGTTTTCATAATCAAAATGAAAGCATTGATTATAAAGACAATACCTATAAAAATCTATAAAAGGCTGTTAAGTTGCAAATGCGTTATAAAAAAAATTAACAGAAATCTTAAAAACCATTTAGTAAAAAAACTTATAGGTTATAAAGATAAAAATACGCATAATAAGAGCGTTTCTAAATATTATAAATGTATAGATTCAAAAAATAACGCAATCGTTTTATAAAGCCTATAATATAGCTTTAAAAGCACATAAAATATAAAATAAGCAATTGATAATCATATGACAATATCAATACATAACGTATTTAAAAAAGTGCTAAAAATATCAAAAAGATAAAATATTATTTGACAATAAATACGTATTTTGATAAATAAGTAATCAAGTGATGAAAAACACTTTTGATTAGCGGATAAGGCTACGAAACAGCCTTTCCAAAGTTTTTAAAAACTGACTGTCCTTTATGCTTTAAATGGCATATAATGATTATGTCGGGTGTGGTTACACCATACAATACTCTTTATGAGAAAAGTGTAACGACGGACTAATCACCGTGTTTTTCAACGCCCGGCGCCCATTAGGGTGTCAATTGAAAAACAATTTTGATTAGAAAGAATTTAAAATGAAAAGTTCTATAATAAAAAATTCCCAAAATACAATTTCCTCTAACATTGCAAACGAAATCACATCTGTTAATCAACAAGAGCCTGCAAAAAAATACGAATTTATTGATGATTGTGAATATATAGATGGTCATTTCTTAACTCGAATTAGAGCCTTAAGAGACTTTGGAGATGTTAAGGCTGGTGATCTCGGCGGCTATATCGAAAATGAAAGCAACCTCTCTCATGAGGGTAATTGCTGGGTATATAATAAAGCGCGGGTCTTCCAAAATGCACGCGTTTTTGGAAATGCTAAAGTAAAAAGCTTTTTTGTCGACGTCTATGGCAATGCACAAATTTATGGGAATGCTATTTTTGAAGGTATGACATTAAAGGACAATGCAAAGCTGTCGGGCAATGCGCATGCTAACAACGCCGTTGTAATTGAAGGAAATGCACAAATTTATGATAACGCCCGGGTAACTGATCATGCTCATATTTCTGATAATGCTGTCATTTGTGATTATGCCCATGTCGGAGGCAATGCAAAAATAAGTGGCTCTGCTTATATTTGTGATGAATCGCGTATTTTTGATGATGCCGTTATTTGTGATGCTCTTATCTCTGGCAATTCTTATATTCATAGCAATGCCTCTCTAACTGCTAATGAAGATATCTGCGATGATGCATATCCTGAGTTTGGTAGCGAAGATGATTATTATCGTCATGAATATTATGCTGATTATGAGGGCTATTATGACGATGATAATCAGTCACTAAAAGACGCTGCCTAAATGACGCGCGGGCGGTGCGGGGGCACCCTCCTTTAAACATTCTCATTTAAAAATTTAAATCTCTGTATAAAGGAATTGTGCTATGCAAAGGAAATTTGCACTCACAAATGAAACGCGTGTATTTGGTAAACATGTTCTCTACCGTATTAAAGCATTAAAAGATTTTGCTGATATCAAAGAAGGTACCTTAGGCGGCTTTATTGAAAAGGAAAGCAACCTCTCTCATGATGGGAATTGCTGGGTGTATGATGAGGCTCTTGTGTTTAAAAATGGTCATGTTTATGAAAATGCAAGGTTTTTTGGCAAGGCTGTCACTTGTGGTCATATCTATGGTCATGCGCGGGTTTATGACAATGCTATCGTAGCTGGCTATATCTATGATAATGCCCATGTTTATGGCAAGGCTATTATTTATGATAATGCCTATGTTTATGACAATGCTAGGGTTTATGAAAACGCTCGTATAGCAAATAATGTACATGTTTATGAAAATGCCAATATTCATGGCATTGCTGTTATTCGTGAAAATGTCGGCGGGTCTACTAAAATAAAAACCTATACTGAACGTCTCTCTCCTTATGGTGAATTAGAGATTGTCTATGTCTCTCCCAAAATAAAGCAGTGTAAATGAAAGTACAGGCGCAGCGGGGGCGCCCTCTTTCAAATTTTCCCATTCCAAATTTTAGCAAACGTTTATCACATTAGATTGTGAGGGTATCTTTATGTGCAAAAAATACCAATTAACAAATGAAACCAAACAAATTAAAGATAGGATTACTAAGAAAATTACAAACCTTTATCGCATTAAAGCTTTAAAAGATTTTGATGATGTCAAAGTGGGGGATCTGGGGGGCTATATCGAAAAGGAAAGTAACTTATCCCATGATGGCAATTGCTGGGTGTATGATAATGCGTGGGTTTATGGCTATGCCCGTGTTTATGAAAATGCAAAAATACGCCATTTTTCCCAGGTCTGTGGTCATGTCTATGGCAATGCCGAGGTTTATGGCAAGGCTTTTATCTCTCAATATGCTAAAGTTTATGACAATGCTTGTGTCTATAGTAATGCACGTATATCTGGCTATGTTTATGGCAATGCCCATGTGAGTGGGAGCGCTCGTATTTATACAGAAGCCCATGTTTATGATAATGCGCATATTTCTTATAATGCTTGGGTTTATAATTATGCAAGGGTTTATGGGCATGCTCAGGTTTCGGGTTCTGCCTGTGTTTACAGCCATGCTAAGATTTATAATTATGCTGTTGTTAATAGCCGTGCAAAAATTTATGGCAAGGTTTATGGCAATGCTAACGTGGGGGGCAATGCTGAGGTTTATGGCTCTGTTTATGGCAATGCCAAGGTTTCATATCATGCCAAGGTCTGGGGTAAAGTCTATGGCAATGCAAAATTAAACAGTCAAAGTAAAGTAAGTGTCGTTCCCAAAAAATGTGAGGTTTATGAAAACGATAATATTATCAAAATTACGGATACAGACAAATAAATGACAGGCGTGGGTGGCGCCTTCTTTATGGTTATAAACGCATATAAAATGCATTGCTATAAACATAGCATAAAAGAGAGAGTAAAATAAAAGAAAGCCGTGCCAAGTGATATGACGCGGCTTATGAATGAAGATATAACGAATGACTCATAAATATGAATTTACCAATAAATGGTAATGCCTATATACAAAACGTATCATATTGCAAGCGCTCTATTAGGGATATGAAAACTTATCAAAAGAAACGTAAATAAAGCAAATGTGTATTAAGTGAAAGTTTGTAACAAAGTCCATTTTTACATTTACGAGCATTGGTTTTCAAAACAATCTCTCATAAGAAAAATAAACAAACGCTTTTATAAAATGTAAGGTTTTCAAGATTTTGCTCTGCTGTGAAATCTAGATCTTCGTTTTTCATAAATGAAACGTTCTTAAGAGCAAATGATAACTAAGTTATAACTGTGATAAAAAGAAGTTTTAACGTTTCTTATAAAGATCTCATTTTATGTTTCAAACGTTTAAACGTGCATTTAAAGAGGTTCTCATAAGTGTATTTGTACTTTTCATTAAAACCTAATTTCTTTAAAAATTAGCCGGTCCATTTTTGGGGGCATTATCTTAGAATAGAGCATTCTTTAAACATTACAGCTTTTGACTTAAAATTGAATAAAATCCCATACCTTATGATGTTACAATGGTTTTGAAGTTTTCTTGCTTGCGTTATATCATTAAAAAGCTTTCTCTTTCATAAGACATAACATTGTGATTTTCATTCTATATGTAATGATACTATATTTATGCTGATTACTTATCATTTTCTAAACTTTTAGAAAGCGTTTTTAAAAGTGATCTTATCTTTAAATCCTTTTATGCAATCTTTATAAATTAAACCTATAAGCTTATGACAGTTTCAAACGATTATTCCTTTTTAAGGTTTCGCTCAAAAAAGAGCAAAACTCATACCATTCTTTAAACGTATGTTATCGATAATTCCAAACGACTAAATTTTAAACAATGCGATTTGAGTGATAAAAACGTATCATAAAATTTATGAACTGTTATGAATGATAGTTGCTTTTCATTTCATTTGAACGTTTACATGCGTTATAATATTTGCATCATGATTAGCTTTTTATGGTCTATTCATACATGGCAATCTTATCTAAAAAACAGTCAAATGAATCACGTCTAAAAGGATGGATTCTTAAGTGGATTCATATAAAATAATTTCACACAACCTATTGACTTTATTAGTTTTTTATGCATAATATGTTATCGAACTCAGATAAACGTTTTTGATTTTAACAGCACTTTCGATATGGCTGGTAGTGCTTGCATCATAAACACCTTGTCCCGCCCGTGTCTCAAACACCACATCACGGCTTTCGTTAAAGTAAAAGGTCTCCCGTTCACAAAAACGAATGGCTGCAAAAATACTTTCTTGGATTTGATGAACATACTCATCCGCTATGTCATCAATCTCATTCTGAATCACCGATACAAGGTGCGCTAATGTTCCTCTGTGTCGAAAAACATCTTGGCTATCCTGTATCGGTCCTCCTGTCCTTATCGTGATATAGTGACGCGTCATCAAAATACCTTTCTGTAAAAATTATTACTATTGATATTATATATTTTGTGTATTATAGTGCACTAATGGTGTTCATTCGTAAAACGATAGAATTTGATACTTGGCTTAAGAAACTTAAAGATAAAAGCGTTAAGGCTATTATTCTTCAACGTGTTGTACGGTTAAGACAAGGTCTTTTAGGTGATGTTAAATTCTTTAATGGCATTGGCGAATTACGTATCCACTATGGTGCTGGTTACCGAATTTATTTTACCCAAAAAGGCTCTGATTTTATCCTTTTGTTATGCGGTGGAAATAAATCAACGCAGAAAAAAGATATTGAACAAGCATTAAAGTTAAAAGAGGAGTACAGTGATGAAAATAACCCCATTTAAACCAGAAGAATATCTTGAAGACATTGAAGTACAACAAGCATTTCTTAATGAAGCCTTCAAAACAGGTGATGCTGCTCACATAGCGGATGCCCTTGGTATTGTTGCTAGAGCACAAAATATGAGTGCCTTAGCAAAAGAAACCAATCGCGAACGCAGTGGATTATACCGCTCTTTAAGCAAAACAGGTGATCCTAAACTTTCTACCTTAGTCGCTGTCTTATCTGCCCTTAATTTGCAACTCTCTGTACAGTCTATTCCATAAATCGTGAGGGGAATTAAGACTTCCCCTATACCTCTCAACGATTGGTCACGAATTCAACGACTATACTTGCTTGACCAGCTTGTACTGTCTTGTTCGCTTTGGCATAAAGTGTGACCTCTTCATCATAAGGGACAAACTCCTTCTGATTGGTGGGCTTAACCTCTTTTACTGCCTGTTGTTTGATTTCTGCTTCACCAAACTCATTGCCGCCAGCAGTGCACCCTATTTTTACCTTCGTGTCCGAAAATGCTGTCTTGACATACACTTTAATCGAAGTGATCAAAGCACCACGAGGTAGCGTGCCTATTTTCAGAGCGTTTTCTTTATCTTCATAGCTAAAATTAAGCCGCAAAAAACTTACCTGCTGGGTATGAAGATTTCTTCCTTGCAAGGGCTGTGGTAATTCTTCTGCCATGTTTTATCCCCTCAATGATTTGTCACAAATTGTACAACCACAACACACTCACCAGCCGCAGTTGTTTTGTCTCGTGTTGCATAAAGGGTCATCTCCTTATCATCTGCTACAAAAGACTTTTGATCTGTTGGCGTAAAATCTTGCGTGCCTTGAGCTTTGATGTCCTTTTCACTAAAATCATTGCCCCCATAGGTACTTCCTATCTTCAACTTCGCTTCTGAAAACGCTGTCTTAACAAACGCTTTAATCGAAGTGATCAAAGCGCTACGTGGAAGCGTGCCTATTTTTCGTGTAAGATTTTTATCTTTATGCGAGATATTCAAACGCAAAAAACTCACTTGTTGCGTAACCAAATTTCTCCCTTGTAGGGGCTGTGGTAATTCTTCTGCCATGTTTTATTTCCTTTCTTTGAAAATTAAGAAGGCTTTTCGCCTGTGCAAGTTGAAACAACAACGGTTCCAAAATCTTGCGCATGTTGTCCTCTTCCAGGCATTTGGAAACGCGTTTTTTTCATCCCTAGGATTGTTTTCGCTGCAACCCCATATACCCGTTGATAATCATCAAGCTCTTCAACCAATTTATAGCGCGTATCTTGATTTTCTGCTCCAAATGCAAGCATCGCACTTTGTGCACCCAGTAAAACAGCACGGCGTACATTTTCTTCAACACTACCATCGGATTTTACACCATGCGTCACATGTTCCGATTCACGTAAAATCACACCGTTATACATGCCTAGTGAACCATCAAAGATCGGATTCTTCGCACGCGAACCTGAATAAGCCGCCTTTTGTATATCAAGCCACTGACCAGTATCTGTATTGGTACGCAATTGCATAACTTGTATGGGATGAAGATACATCACGTAAACATTGGAACCACCAACACGTACTGGTCTGATTTTGGGGTTAGCCAACTTTGCAACTTTAACAGCTTCATCAATCAGCTTAAGACTAAAACCGTGTTTTGCCAGCTCTTTTACGTCTTCATCTTTCGTTTTGGCTTCTGGTCGTACAATGCGCTTACTACTTGGTGCCAATGGTGCATTAAAACCATAATACAATTCATCTAGTTCAATCTCACGCCCTTCAAATTTCATTGTAGGTGCTGTGTACCCACACACTTGCGTGAAAAACATCAAACTTAAACGGTCCGCATACCAATCAACCAATGACTTGTGTGCTTCGTCGCGTAAACTAAACAAAATACGTTGTTGATCAATTGTACCTTTATTCTTCGTCGAAACTGCATGATTAAGTTCATTGATATATAATTTGTCATGAAGAAACTGAAGAGCTTCTTCATTACCTTTAAGTGTCTCACCCTCACTTACACCACGCCCCATAATCTGTGCACGTAAGCTAAATGTAACACAATCGCCACCTTCTTTCCTAAGTTCATTTTTGACTTGAATGATACTATTGGAGCCTTCTCCCATTAATGGTTCAATATCAAGCGCTTTAGACGCTTCATAATTTAATCTCTTTGACCAAGCTTGCACTGCAAGTGCATCATTAATAGGTATACGTGTTATTGCCATTGATTTAACCTTTCTTTGCTGTAAAAAAACCGGCTTAAAGCCGGCAAAAACCCGCATTAAAAGCGGATTACGTTATGCGCCTAGACTATAATCAGCCATCGCGCCCCATTAACTTATCAAAAATGATTTGATTCTTAGGATTGCTATACCATTCTCCAAATTCTTTATCAGACATATCACAAATGGTTTTTAAAGTGATTGGTCCAACACTTCCCCCTCCACCAGATGCCGTTAAGGTTCTCGCAGAATTCTGACGGCTTTGAAGTTCTGCAACTTGATTATTCGCTTGCACTGCTTGGTTTTGATAACCAAGGTTTTGCGCTATTCTATAAATCTCTTCTGCCGGATTGAGGTCTCTTTGTGCACAAGTCGCTACAATCGTACGAAATTCATTCCTTATGATCTCAGAAATTGTGTTTGGATCTGCATACTCAGGATAAAGTGACGACCAAGAACCCAATTCCTTCGCACGCTTCTCATAAAGAAAATTTGCCGCATCACCAAAATCACTGGATTTATTTTGAAACGACTTAACAGAACTGTTGAAAAACTGGCCAAGACGTATATCATGCTGCTGCTGTTCCTCAGCTTGTCTTAGCGCTTCTTTCTGTTCCCTAATATACGCATCCTGCTCTCGAATCTTTTTTCCTATCCACCCCATATAACCAATAAAGTCTCGTGTAAAATCTGAGGACGCACTTTCACCTTCAACCATTGGCGTCTGGGATTGTTGTTCATAAAACTTGACAAGCTCTTCACGGGCTTGTTTGGCTTGTTGCTCCGCACGCTGCTGTTCTATACTAGGAACAATCTCTGAAGGCTTTTCAACCGGCTGAGCAACCGGCTCTGGAGACGTAATGTAATTATTATCAATCGTTTCACCATCATAAATGCCAGCATCAAAAGAGCTCTCATCATCAAAGACCGGTGCTCCAACTCTGTAATCTTCATTCCTACCTTCATTCATTTCTGCATTCATTCTTTTACCTCTCTCAACTATGCATACCTCTGTGTAATGCTATTCGCTCTCGCATGATCTGATTGTGTGCCTGAGTATTGAGAAGCTTCTGCCGTTCAATCTCATAGCGTTGCTTCATCAGTTCCGCGTCTGTTTTTGCTCTCTCTTGATGCACAAACAGATCAATCTGCTTTTGTTGCAAATCCATCTGATGCATCTGTGCTTTCGTCTCTAAGTCTTGTTGCTTTTCCTGCAACTTCATTTCCTGCTCAGGATTCATCTGCTGTTGTTGTGCCATTTGTTGCTGTTGGAACTTCTCACTGACGCGATTAAGCAATGACGCCGGCAAAGGCGAATAACGAAGTAGATCAAGCATAATATCCGGCGTAATCGCATTTTGGAGTAACGGTAAAAGCTGTGTGATAATACCGAAGGTGCGCTCTTTCTCATTTGGGCTCGTTGGCGCATCATCAACTACAATGTCATACTCGACACTCGTTACTTCTTCACGCGTCAAAGGAATATATTGCGCATTCTCCTCACCCGATATCCGCACCAAACGACCATCGGACAAGTAATTCTGTATCAAGTGCAAAATAATCTTGCCTTGCCTTTTGCGATACAAACGCAAGCCATCAAACAGACAAGCAAGCAGATTTAAACTGGATTGGCGTCGTTGTGCTTCCAAAACCCCCGCTTGTGAGACTTCTCTCGTCCCAATGAACTCAGGTGATAAACCAGTCACCTGATTAATTGCCTCTTTCGCTTCATTAAACAGTTGGAAAAACCCCGTTGGAAATTGCGCAACAGGTTTTGGTTGTATTTTACCTTGTGCCAATGCGTTAGGTTTAACCCATGTAATACTGTCTGACCGGCTTAAACTTTTTGCTGCTTCCCTCTCATCCTTAAATGCACCACTCTCTGCCATTATCCCCCCTTTGGATTGGCTATTGAGGATATACATCACTTGACTAAAATATTTATTCGCCCACCGTTGAGGATCTTTTGTAGGACGTACAACCCCATAAAATTGCCGTTCTATCTTGTCAAAATAACCGGTAATACACTCCCAACCCAATTGACCAGCTGGAACCAAAGGTTGATCTGGGGATTCAAGCAATTTCCTCCCTAAAAAAGCACGCCTTACAACCTTTTTATTGAAAGCTGTCCCTTGAATATTAGGCATCATGCATTGGAACTGCTTAAATTCCTCTTCGCTATAATCACGCAATTCACCCGTTTCTAAATCAGGTGCCTTGTAATATCGCTCGCTTTCAAACCAACGGCATTCAACAAGCGTGACCATCCGACGACCGTTTTCAACATCAATGCCCTTCTCATCACTGTAATAATCAAGATCATTATGGTGAACACCTTCATGAGAGCTCCCATCACGAGCCCAATCTGCACTCAGCTCTGTCCAATGGGCTTTGGGAAACATCTGCTTGGCTACTTCCAAAGGCTTGCGGTCTACATACCACAAACGTTGTGCATCGGTTAAATTCGGTTGCACCGCTGCACTGTCCCAAACCATCTTTAACGGATCTAAACGGGTAATAACCGGTTCACCATCAAAGCTGTTTTCATAATCAAGACGCGTATCAGTCCACCCCATGCCGCAGATAACCGCATCTTGGAAAGCGTCACTATCAGCGTATTCTGCATGCGCCATGTCCCGAAACCATTCTGCCGCACCGGTAAGCAATTCACTTGGCAATGCCTTGCCTACTTGACGGGGGATGAATTGCACCTCTCGCTTATTATTTCTCTCTGAACCTACAACAGCATTCACAAGCGGAGCAATACGATTAAAGGTCATAACGGGGCGGCGTTGCTCTTTTAACGCCGCTAAATCAGCCTCATTCCACTGATCACCATTGTAAAAACGAAAATCCTCCCGCGCATGTTCACGCCATTTATTCACATGCTCCACATCTTCTTTGTACCAACTGACAAGCTTGCGAAATAAGCCTTCTGTCGACAGATCTGATGCGTTACTTTCTTTATCTAAATGCTCTTCATCATACATCATTCTGCCATCCATGAGGTACTCTCATATTCCATTCTGCCGCTATAAGCTGGTCGCTTTTGTATCGTCGGAGGTTCTTCATAAGCCACGCACATCAATCCAAAGGCATCTGCTCCATGACTGGACCAATCATGCTCTGCTCCCAAGCCAATATTACGCTTCTCATCCCATTTCTCGTGATACCAGTTCAGTGCCTTGCGCCCCGCTACCGTCGTCTTTTCATTGAACCAAACAGACGGCAAAATACGACGCACCGCCTCTATACGCATCTTAACCGCCCCTGCTCCCTGATTAGGAACAACTTGCGTTTCAAAACCCGCATCATTTAAAGCGCTCTCAAAACTCACATTGTGCACACGGTCTCTGGTCGCACCGTCATGAGGCAAAACCATCAGTGCTTTCTCATAACCGTTTTGACGCAACCAGCCTATATGTTCCGATAAAGGCTGTCCCTGTGCTTCGTAATAATCAAGCACTCTGATCTCTCTACCAACAAATTGCGCTATCCATATCGCTGTAGCATCTGCCTTAGCCCCCGTGCCACCAATGTCCCAAAAGGCGCGTATCTGCATTAAAGGATCACGAGCGACACGCCCTATCCGCCCCTCCTGCTCGGCTGCCAACATCTCTTTCTGATAATAAGCGCCTTGAACCGCCGTAAGATAAGCCCCTTCCCAGATATGCTTATAGGTCTCTGGACGGTTTCTCAGATCATCCAATCGCGCTTCATTCAAGATCTTGGGAAACTTCGGATTGTCTGACCAGTTGATCTCCACACGCTTGATTGCCTCATTGTCTGAAAAGCGAAACCGCTTCTCAACGGGGGCATTCTCTCGAAGAGGGTTCCATGTAACCCATAACTCTGCCCGCCATCCCTCTCCCTCTTCTCGCAAAGTCGGTATAAGCGTTTGCCAAGCCGTCTCTGTAACGGGCTCTGCCTCATCAACCCAACAAAGCAAAATACGCCCCATGGATTTGATACTGGCTATATTGCGGTCAAGACCAGAAAACTGAAAGGCTATACGACCATCAATCGACTTAATCGCAGATTCCCCAACCTTGTAATAGTCCTTTAAAAAGTCATGCGCTTCAATGGCGCGTTTAATCTCCTCTAATGAACTTTCTGCTAGCGAGTTTTGAAACTGCCGTGCACAAAGTATAGTTCCTGATATCCCTTCCCTACCAAATTGATAGCCTTTTAAAGCAGCCATCAAGGCAAATGATCTTGTCTTCCCGGACCCTCGTCCACCCCAAGCAGCACGCACCGCCGCCTTACCTGTAAATATCGGTATAAGCTTTGGTACAATATTAATCTGTCGTGTCGTCATTCACTAAAGGCGCGATTTCTACACGCGTTATCAGCTTAACGGCCCCCCCATCTTCACCTGTTACCTGTAAAGGCAACACCTTACCAAGCAACGCTAAATAAGCCGCTGGACATTCCATAGCCTGCTTTTCCAAATAGGAGATCAAACCATCATTGCCAATCTTATTCCCAGCATTCTCAGCAGCCTTAACCACTGCTTCTTTTAAAATGCGTGTCACTTTATTCGGAACGCCTTTGACACGCCCTTGACCTGCCTTTGGTGGTATACGCTTTTTAATCGGTTGTGGAGCCTGCTCTGTATTTTCTGATGTCATAAAATACCCCTCCAGATAATAAAAAAACCCCGCAAATGCGGGGATTTTACACTGCACTGCCCCTCGTCTAGATACAATACGACCAAGTACAGTGCTGTCATTAAATACGATTTGCTACAATTTGTCAATAAGAAAACGATACATATTGATGCAATTGTAGAATCAATATAAATCCGATGTGAGATTTTCCCCTAAATAAAGAAAAAAGATGTCTTTAGTAATATTACTAGTTTGGTATTTCGATATCATTAGCTTATGGACTGCTTTTATAATAGCAATTATTGCTCTTGTTTATAATGAATATAGTCTTTCAGTAGCAAATGATAAAATTAGGAAATTAACAGATGAAATTAATGATTCAGAAGAAAAAATTAGGAAGTTAAAAAATGAAATTAATGATTAAGAATATGAAATTAAGAAGTTAAAAGATGAAATTAAGGCGTTACAATATACAATTTATTTAAAAGAAGAAGATTAAGAAGTTTAAAATCTGATTGCCAGTAAACCTAACGATCAAAATACTTATCAAGCGCATTAAGAGCAACGCGCAATGAATTCACAAGATGTGGTAGCATTTGATCTTCTATGACGAGGTACTGTAGCGCAGCATAAAGATTATATTGTCTATAGAGGCATTGCGCTTCTTTTATTGCTTCTTGCGTGTTAAAAAATTGTTCTGTTGCAAATTCTACCCATTTGTCTCTTGCCTTATCATCTGCTGATGATGGCATTTCATCATAAACAGCACTTGGCAAGCCTTTTGCACAAAGGTAATTATTTCTAATCTGTAAATACTGTTGCGCGGCGTCATATTGCTCTTGTGTAAGCACACCTTGCAAACAAAGTCGCCCGATATAGGTACCAGAGAGCGGATTTTTTGCCTCTTGTAGCGTTAAACCGAAGCGCTTTGCACGCATTTCTATTGCCAATTTATCAACGGCTTCACGAGGTGCTTTTGCACGTGATATACGCCCATTTGGTTCTCTTACCTGCCCTGCTATTTTATGGCGTCCCCTCTTTTTATTTTTTTTCACTTATGCCCTCAGATGCCTTCTTGATATATTGCCAGATTTTCTCTGATCTTGACTGTGTCTTTCTCTTCAAATTGCGTAGCCACACAACAAAAGCAGCTATTATAATTGCAACTGTTATCTTCTTTCCAAATTGACTACAATCCCATAGCAATTCTAAAAACAGAGATATGAGCGCACCCAACAAAATGCCCATTACTGTATCAAAATGATGTGCGTACATTGCACAGTCTCTTAGCGACTCTATTTCTTGTTCTGTAACAGCATAATGAGTTGTTACTCTAGAACGACAATCTGCAGTAACTTTAAAAAACTCTTGCGATGATACAGACGACTTATCTTCATCTTCAACAGTATTACTAGCTCGCTGAAGTTGCTCAAGATGAAGGGACGGATTCTCTTTCATCTGCAGCTTTCAAATATCCATTAATTTTTTTAGTGAAATATTCTCTAATGTCATCATCATTCAACACCACTCCCCATCGCCGTGGATCATACACCTTATCCCAAGGTGCCCCTTTTTCATGAGAGATTTCACGCAAAAGCCAAGGTTCAAAATTCTTATAAGCATTCCAAACAATCTCTAATAATTTAAAGGTATATTCATCAGTTGAATCTTTAGGTATTCTAGGGACAAAAATTTCTCCTGTCTCTAAATCAACTGTTCGAGAATAGCAATCGATAAAACGCCTTCCCCAATCTTTAAACTCATGATAAAGAGCCGGAATCACGGGACCATGCTGCCATGCTTCTATACGATCAGGAAAGAGACGCTTACCTGTAGCTGCTAACATCCATCCATACGCAAGATACACCAGTTTAATGAGCTTCATAGGAGAAATTGGGATATTCTCTTCACGTCCCTTTTCAAGAAAGAAGTTAGCAATTTGCTGAACTTGGTACATATCATTCATACCCCACAAAACATACAACTTTACAGAATTGCTTTAACATGATCACTTTCCTCATTCAATAATATCCTTAAAAAGGAACGCCATCATTCATAACGGTATGGGGCATATCAAGAGGTCTGTGAAAGCTTCTGTCATAAGGAGATGACTGATCTTGATTATCATCATTTTTGCCATCTAAAAGCTTTAAGTCGCCTTTGTACTGAGGTAAGACAATTTCTGTTATATAACGATCAATACCATTTTTATCTTGCCATTTACGGGTTTGAAGCTGCCCCTCGATATAAACTTTGCTACCTTTGTGGAGATACTGGAGAGCTATTTTTGCCAAATGTGGATTAAACACCACAATGGAATGCCATTCTGTTTTGTCTATTCTTTTATTGGTTGCCTTATCTGTATAGCTCTCAGTAGTTGCTATACGAAAATTGACCACCTCGATGCCAGAGTTCATTGTTTTGCTTTCTGGATCAGCACCTAAATAGCCAATTAACATCACTTTATTTAGCATTTGCTTTCTGTCCTTTAATGGAAAATAGTACTTAGAACAAAACGAACTCACAACCGATGGTTTGTATAACACATTATGATGTGTAATCACAAACGAAATTTATTATAACACACTGAATCTAAAGAATGAATCCCATTTTCACTTTATTTAACAGCTTGCATTTTGATACGTTTTGTGCAATAAAGAGATGTTCTTTTATATTTCGATTAGTTATTTTAATCGTTTATTTGGATCGCTAGCTGTTTTGATCATAAAAGCCGTGTCTTAAAGGACGCGGCTTTTATTATGTAAATTCTAAGCAGCATAAATAAGGGGCGGAGGGTATCTTCTGGTCGTATAGACTTTTCAAAGCTTAGAAGAAATGTATCTATTCAAGCTTACACCATTTTCGGCGGCTTGTATTGCAAGTTTTCTATGGAGTTCTGGTGGGATTCTTAATTGAAACTTACCACTATATTTACCATGCGACAAAGGCACAGGAACTTCTTCTCCGTTATGTTGCATGTCCTCAACAACTTCTGAAACGAGATCCATAATGCCTTTTAAAGCTTTCTCTGCTTGAGATGCTAACCATGAAAGAGATGGGAATTCTGCACACAATCCGACATATTCCTGATCTTCTTGCGACCACAAAACACGATATGTATAATGATTACTGTTCATGTTTCATCCTTTCTATCGCTTGCAATACTTGTTTGACTTGGTAGGCTTTTGCCTTATTGCCAGAATCTTTTTGAATATTCACACGCGGGTCACCAAGCCACGGGGTTTTAAACACAAAGTGACTTGTACCACTGTTCCGTGGTTCTCCAAAAAAATGTACACACACAGCCAACAAATCTGAAAACTTAATGTTCCTTGGTGATGCTTGCATCAAGCTGATTATTTTTTCAACTTTATTATTCATAACCAATAATAGTATCACTATTAATCCTAGTCAATCATTTTATAAACCTTCCTAGTTAATCATTTTAAACCTTTCTAGTTAATCATTTTAAATCTATGGAATAGAGGCTTTTATGCATACAAGAAAAACTATCAGAAAAAGTTTTATTGCGTTAAACAAAAAAAGAAAGCCGTGTCTTAAAGGACGCGGCTTTTTTTAATTCTATCTTTTAGAAGCCGCTTTAGTCAATTTATCTACAGTCTTTATCTATCTACAAAAGGATATTAAACCTGTAGAAATCTCTTTTCTTCCTGTAACCCATGCCCCCAAAATAAGTTGCGTATCTCCAAAAACACGCGCCCTGCCACCAATAATTGCCTTTCCATAAGCACGTACATTGCCGTAAACCTTCGCAAACCCATTAACACACGCCTCATCACAAATTATTGCATTTTCAAAAACCTTCGCATGCCCCCAAACCATAGCAGCATTATAAACCTTGGCATCATCACCAACCCAGCAATTGCCATCATGTGATAAGTTGTATTCACTTTCAATAAAGCCCCCTAAATCTCCTTTTTTAACACCTCCAAAACTTCTTAAAGCTCTAATGCGATAAAGTGTTCTAACTCTACCATAGAGATGGTCTTTAACTTCTGTAGTTTCATTAGTAAGTTCATATTTTTTGGATACAGTTGTATTGGTCATAGGTAACTCCTAATCTAATATTTAAACAAATTTTTAAATGAAATGGTTATAAGGAGGCGCCCCCGCACCGCCGCTGCTGTCTTATGCTGCTTTTGCAATAGCGTTTGTTAAGACACGCTTGGCTTCTGTCGTAACCAATTTGTAGTGATCAAGCTCTTTTTGTAGATCATTTACATACGATAAACGCGCAGCAATCATTCCCAAAACTTTACCAATTCCCTCAGGAGCTTTTAAACTTTCATAAGAAAATAAATCATTATCTCTAGAGAATAAATCATGATTTTTTGATTGGCTTTTTAATTCATAAAAAGCTTTAACAAGCGCTTTTTTAAATGCACGCACCGTGTCATTATTGCGCATATATGTCATGAGCAAAGTTGCTTGTGATTCATTAAGGATTGCGATTTCCCTTTTTTGACATCCGCCATTTGTTTTAAAGGGTACGATCTCAAATCCAACCCTTCCAAACTCTTCAAAATCTTTAATATTTTTACGTAGCAATCTAATAACAGTAGCATGGCTATTACCCACACCCTCTGCAATTTTCAAAGAAGTTGTGACAGCAATACCAGCATTGTTGATTGTTACTAAATTGTTCATAGGGAACTCCTACATGTTTAAAGTTTCTATTGACACTCTAAAAGAGTGCCGGGCGCTAGAAACACGGCATGTAGTCCGTCGTCACGCCTTTCCCATAAGGGTATTGTATAGCGTAACCACACCCGACAAAATCGTTATATGCCAATAATAGCATAAAAATAAAGCCAAATTTTGAAGCAGGAAAAGATTGTTTCGTAATCTATTCGCTACATGTTTAGTGTTTCTAGCACTTAATGATTCGTTTAACAGAATGACCTTTTAAAGTCAATACGGATTTTATATTTTTTTCACTTTTTTTCATTTTGATACCTACATAGTTGAATATCAAGTGCTTTTGCTATCTCGTTGTCTATATCATCATAAGTTTTCACTGCTTTCACTGTACGTTTTTTGATTTCCCTATTCACCTCGTCTATCAACGCTTCGCAACTCAATACGCTTCTTGGCAAATCACCACCGTATATCCAAGCTTTCACTTGCGCCTTGGTACTGTAATCAACTTTCTCAGGCATCTCATGATACTGACCACCGTCAAATTCTTCGTATTCCCTCATACCATCATCATATTCGTAAAGGTTGTAAAAATACTCTGCTACCCCTAATCCCCATGGTGTATGACCAACCGCCGTTGCACGCCACTTTTTTTCCCCCTTCTGTTTACGTTTTTTTAAGAACAGGTCTTTTAATATTCCCATGCTTTTAGTCCATAATTTTACCAATTGGTCTATTTGCCTCAAATTTGACCGTACAGAGCTGTTTTAATATCCAATGTGGATTTTATCATAAAATCTTTAAATCGCTTTGTACGGTACCTTTCTGTCAATTTAAACGCATGTCTAATCCAATATGATCAGCAAATTTCACTACTTTGCTGTTTATCCTTCAATGCCTTTTAAAACCTCTTCAAGTTCTTTTTGAAGCTTTTCTATGCGTTCTGATGGCATCGGTGCCTTTTGATCAGTTGCCTTTATTTCAGGCTTTTCAAGATTCTTTAGAAGACGATTAGCTTGCAAGCGAATGCCACTTTCAAGATTTTCGCAATAACGATAAAAATCTGCTGTTGATGGCATGAAAATTGCATTTAATCCCTCTGCTTTGCCTTTCAAAGCGTTCTTTGTTGCCGTTTGCAACGCCCAACTACTTATGCCTTCAAGAGCGTAAAGATACGCAAGCGCTGTCGCTTTTTCATCTGTTTGTGATTGGCTTTTGAGACCACTTGAAAGGACAAGATACGCTGTTTGAATTTCTTCTTCAGTCGCTTTTCTTTCAAGCTTTTTCAACGCATCATTGACTAATGAGGTAACTCTCTCTGCTTCTGCAATCAGAGGTTTTTGCCCCGTTTTCCAAAGGAATGGTAGTTCGGTTGTCATCCTCGAATAAAAATTTGTACACACTATCTGAATTTTTGATATCGGACATGTACTGTGCAATTCGATAAGCTTTGCCACGCTGTTGTCCTGTTTGGGAATTGGTTTGTTTTCCATACTGTTTCTCCTGCTCTAATCTTGCTTTTTTCTTGGCTAGCGTTCCATTCTGGTTAATAATCCAACCACACCAAGCACTTTGCCAATCGCGATTGTTTGCATTTCGACATGGGTTGGCTTTCCAATGAAGTTTAAATCTTTCGAATTCTAATAACGCCTCATCATGCGTTAAGCCTTTATCGATCGCGTATTGCAAATCAGGTTCAAAATCTTCTGGTACGCTTCCAAGTTCTTTTTTCCCCTTACTTCGTTTTGCTTTCTTAGGAACGTTTTCTTGCTCGTGAATGGGAGGTTGGTTTTCTACTACCGTTTCGATTTGCTCTGGTTGGCTTTCACAAGCATCAACCTCAGTTGGCTCATCAACCTGTTCGTTTGTTTCTAAACTTTCAGAACCAATTTCTTTTTTTAATAAAACGTTAGTTTTATTTTTTTTATTATATATGTTTGTATTGTTTGTATTGTTTGTTATGGCATCACAAGCATCATGCTTAGCATCATGCTTAATCTCATTAGCATTATCACAAGCATCATGCTTAATATCACAAGCATCTTTTGTATTTTTATCCCATCTCGCCTTCGCTGCCTTCTGCGCTCTCTCTGAAAACTTATTCAAATTCTCATTAGAGTTGTTGAGTTCCTCTTCAACCTGTAAACTCCATAAACGACCGTCTTCTAAACGTATCAGTTTCTCATCACTCAATAAAAAATCTAGCGCTTTATTAAAAGCTTTTACTGAACAACCAGAAATGCGTGCTAATATAGAGGCATTCTCAAGAATTGGCTGTCTCTTCTTATACATAAGCAATATCAACATCATATACGTCGATATTTGATGCGACGTCATTCCACTAACATCAGATACCCAATCAGAAGGGAAACAACGAACCCAAGCTAACTTAGTTGACATATTTCCCCTCCTGTTCTTTATTATTATCTAGCTCTTCAGTGAAGTTGTTGAGTTCTTTTTCAACTTCTGAATTCCACAATCGACCATCGTCTAAACGTATGATGAATCCATCTTCAATCAAGGAATTCAAAGCTGCTTCAAACTCTTCTACTGGATAACCAATCCAAAGAGCCAATACCCTTAAGTCATTGAAAACTGGTTCGCCAGTATAGAGCATTAGAAGTCGCAACATGACATAGATACATTTCTCGGTCGGCGACAAACAACCAAGAGTAAGAAGCCATTTGTACGCAAAAAGCCTCGTCCATGGCAACTTATTGGACATGCATTTCCTCCCCTTTGTGCTTATGCCACCTTGCTATCGCTGCTTTCGAAGCTCTCTCTGAAAATTTGTTATCATCATATTCAAAGGCTGTTGATCCATACCATAAGCTGCCATTCTCTAATTGTGTGATATGACCCGTGCTTATTAAAGCTTTTAATGCCTTTTGAAACGTTCTTACTGAACAACCGCACCAACCTGATAAATAAGACACATTATTTATAAGAGGCGCTTTCTTGTCTTTCATAAGCAACACTAATGTTGTGTAAACACCTTTCTCTGTTGCTTGCAAACCAATAAGCTCTTTTAAAAACTGATTGGAATAAAATCTTACGCAAGGAACTCTACTAATAGACATGAATGCCATCCTTTCCTTTAACTAAATATAAAATTGCTAAAGCATCTGCTTCGTTGTCATCACAAGGCGCATGACCTTTGGAACATATCGCCTTAATCATCTCTTCTTTCGACGCATTCCCCTTGCCTGTCGTCGCTTTCTTAATCGTACTTACTGGTATCCCCTCATACGGTATCTGATGCTGTTCACACCACGCCGTTAACGTTGCTAACAAACCTCCGTAAACATGCGCTGCATCCGTGCCAACATGACGCCTCACCTCCTCAAAATACACTGCGTCAATTTGACCTGCTGTCTGCTTTATTTCTGATAGCCATTGCTTAAAGCGCAAATAACGCATCCCTCCGCCTTCAAAACGGCGTGATTGAAAATTCACGGTACCACTGAATATGTCACCCTCGGCATTGCGAAACGCCCACCCCGTTTTGGTACCTAGATCAAAACAAAGAATCGTGTTAATCACCGCGCCGCTCCATACAAAATGTGTTTTATAAAATTGCTGTTTTCCAATAAGCGGGGGGAGGAAGATGTATAAAACATGCCAACAATATCTGAAATCATCAATAATATCATTGCTGCCCTTATTGGTAGTATTGTTTCGTTTGTTCTAGCAGCTGTGATAAAACCCTTAAACAAAAGGGTTCGAAAAGAAATAGATGAAAAATTAGACCTCTTCAAAAAGCAAACTACGTCACTACAAGAGCTTGTTGACATTTTATGGGAAGAAAAACAAGAACGAGATTTAGGAGAAAAACTAGACATTAGCATTGTTGAGATAGTACCGGGAATAAATAACAGCCAACCCGATCTGCCAATGATTAGAATATTTTTACACATAAAAAATCCTATCCAAAAAGCCATTCAAATATACAGTATCAGCTTATCAGAAGAAAACCCGTTTGATTTTTTCCTAGTAAAATGTCGTAAGGAGAATAATAATGAAGAAGAAACTATTACTATTAATATAGAACGAGAAAAATGCATTAACTTCACTTTATCCGCAATAGAACCACAAAAAAATCCTTGGGCTGGTTTATTTTTGATGAACAATGACGAATTGGATTTATGCCTCTGTATTCGCTCTCTAAAACCACATACATTAAACGCCCCTGATCTTGTTATGCACCACAGTTCACCAAATCTTCCAAATAAAAAAATTGAAGTGCATATTCCCGTTCCTTCCTTAGCTCCTGCTAAAGCATTTCAGAAAAATCAACATATTAATGATCTTATTTCCTAATCTCTTTTGCTTTTAATTAGTTTTTCAAGCGTTTTATTTGTACTAAACATTATTTCGTTTATTTCATTTATCTTTTTTGTTATCTCCCGCCTTTCTTTGAAAAGACAATAAATATTATAAAATAAATACAGATGAGCAGCTAAAAACATAACAATTGATACGACTGTATATATCGACATTTCTCTCCTCACTTACCCTTCTTCTTACTCTTCTTATTCTTATGAGGCGGCGCTTTTACTACTTCATCACGCGGCTTAAGCTTTTGTGTTAGTCTTTGAATTTTCTCGTCACGTGATTGAACATCTGCTTTTAGTGCCTCTATCGTTTCACTTTTCCGTTTAAACTCTTCTCGGTACGCATCTATCTTTTGTTTTAGTTCATCAATTTCCTCATCACATTCTTCCATCTTTTGTTTCAGTTCTTCAATTTCCTCGTCGCGTAATTGAACATCTGCTTCGAGTTCTTTAATTTCCTCCTCACGTTCTTTAATCTCTTGCTTCAGTTCTTCCATTTCCTCGTCGCGTTCTTTAATCTCTTGCTTCAATTCTTTAATTTCCGTATCACGTGATTGAACATCTGCTTCGAGTGTCATTACAACTTCACTTACATTTCTGAACGCCTTTTCATGCTCTTCAGTCTTTTGTTTCAGTTGTTTAATTTCCTCGTCGCGTTCTTCTATCTTTTGTTTCAGTTCTTCCATTTCCGCATCACGTGATTGAACATCCGCTTCGAGTGTATCTATAATTCCATTTTTTCGTATTAGTGCTTCATCACGCTCTTCAATCTCTTGTTTTAGTTCTTCAATTAGCTTGTCACGTTTTTCAAGATCCGCATCACATTCATCAATTGTCTGCTTGCTTTCCTTTAAATACCTAAACTCATTCTCTCTCATTTTTTTCTTAAGATTATTAACCTGCTCTTTAAGTGCTTTAACTTGGTCGCGATAATGCAATGCAATACGAAACATCACTCCGCTTAAGAGCAAAACTGAAACCACTGCTATCCATAAAATTTCATTCGAACTCATCTTTATCTCCTTTAATTTTTATGAGGGCGGTCATCATGACCAATCTGTTGTGCTTCGCATTCCATTAAAAAAAGAATGCAACAAGCCGCATGTGCCAAGTGTGATAAATCACTCTCAGCATCCTTATGCTCTCCACCAAACCATGCTAATAAATGACGTAAAGCAGCACCGTGAAACCTGCTCCAGTGCATGCCATTACGCCAATTGTTTGCTCCGTACTTCTTTGCTCCAAACTCTAAAACTTTGCCGATTTCAATCAGTGCCAACGGCGGTATAAGCTCTATACGAGGCTTACCATCATCATTCTTATGCGCTTCGTTTGTGCTATATGAAACGTGTTTACGCATGTAAACTTCGTCGTTATCGCGAAAATCTTCATAGTCACAAACATCGGCATTGCCGTAAATCTTGGCATTCTCTCTAATCTTGGCATGCCCGTGAACTAACGCATTGTCATAAACTTTAGATTGATCAAAAACATGTGCATGTTCATATACCTTAGCATTCCCATACACACGTGCTTTTGTATAAATTTCAGCATTCCCAAAAATGCGAGAATTCCCATAAACTTCTGCTTGACCTCTAACAAAAGCATTCTCATAAATTTGTGCTTCACCGTAAACGCGAGAATGATAAACCTTGCTATTACCGTAAATCTTTGCATGATCATAAATATACGCATCACCGAAAACATCTGCATCACCGTAAACTTCTGCATGCCCAAAAACACGTGCCATGCCACCAACACGGGCATCTCCAAAAACACGAGCATTGCCAAAAACATATCCATCATCAAAGGAGAAACCTGAACCATCTACCCAACAATCCCCTTCATGGGATAAGTTGTCTTCATGCTCTATAAGACCACCTAGGTCACCTTTCTTGACGTCTCCAAAATCTCTCAGTGCCCGTATGCGACGAAGCATTACAATACCATGTGAATTATTCTCATCAGGATAAAGCGTCACTCCTTGGCGTGTGAATTCATATTTCTTTTCTACAGCCATCATCATCTCCTTAAGAGCGCAAAGTCTCACCCGCGCTATCAATGCCGGAACTTTTTGCAAATGTAGACATTGGGGTGTGTTGCTCTTGCATTAATCTCTGCAAGCGCTCAGGATAAAAGAAATCATCAGGACGCAAGTCTATGCTATGGTCACGTGCATAGTTTAAAAGCATCACTTGATATTTAGCCGGAATGATGCCGCCTTTACCCTCTCGTTTTTCAAAGGGGTAAGTCCATTTATAAACAGCAGACACATGGCATTGAGAAATCAACGACACACGTTTCGCACCACCTAAATATTTTATAATCATAACTGCTGGAGTAATCATGTAATCCAAAATTTCTGTCATATATTTACGTATTACGCAAATATAAACAAAATTTTCGTAATACGCAATATTGATTATTTAATAATTTTAAGAGAGAAAAATAAAATGGATTTTCAAAAGCTAATAAAAATGTGGATTAATGAAAAATTAAATGAAATGGGGCATGGAAGCCGTAAGGCTTTAGGGCAACATTTAGGATTGAGTCCATCATCTATTACGCGCTTATTATCGATTGATGACTCTGACTCTAAAGCCTACCGTGATATCACCGCAGAAGAGCTAGTGAAGCTACACAGTTTCTTTAAGGAGTATCCTCCGTATCCGGCTTTAAGCAAGATAGATCAAGATTTTTATGATCTATATTCGTCTTGCAATGAAGAAGAACGGAGGGCAGTTTTAGCGTTTCTTCATACTTTAATCGAATCAAAAAAGCGATAACTGCTGTTTTTTCTTCATTTGACAATTGTGAAAATTTTCTTTTGGCAGTCTTATAACCTTTCATGAAATCTCCAAATATCTATAAAAATACACTAATCTTTAGATGAATATTCATAAAATAATTTTCGTTATACGGTATTTTTTGTGTTGACATTACCGTAAAGCGAAAATATATTCACTCCATACCTTAGAAATTAACCGTTGCCAATAGGCTGTATGGAGGCAATTGTGACAAAACCAGTGTTTATAAAATCTGATGAAATTCTCTTAGTGATGTGCAGTGATGAGAGAGAAAGCATTGCAAAATCTGGACCTTTCTACGAAGAAAAAGACATTATAAACTTTATTGACGAAGCTGATAATGCTGTCCAAATTTTGCGTATCGAACCTAAAACAAACCAGTGTGAAGATATCTCTGAAGATATTGCCGAGTTCTACCTTAAAGAACGTGAAGAACAGTGCTTAAATGGAAAAATACCTCACGAATTTATTGAACATAGTGCAGCATACGGTTTTTTTTTAGACGATATAAAACAGCGTGAATATGACGATGCAATGTACGGTACTTACGAACAACAACACCGTTTAACTCTTTGGGATGTCATCCCAAACTACCCTCACTATACAGGGCGTTTCTAAAAGACGCCACCTTTTCAAAAAATTCACCACACAATGCAATGCCGTTCTTTTGCAAGAACGACAAAGGCAGAGTCTAACTTAAAGGAGTAAAATCATGGAAAAAAAATACGAATTTACTGATGAAACAATCGAAGTTGGGGGCAAAACTCTCCACCGCATTCGTGCATTGAGAGACTTTGGAAGAGTCAAGAAAGGTGACGTTGGTGGTTTTATTGAGCATGAGGGTAATTTATCACATGATGGCAATTGCTGGGTTGGAGATAGTGCAAAGGTTTTTGGGAATGCCAAAGTCTATGCCAATGCACTAATCCAAGATTGTGCATTGGTTTATGATAACGCAACAATTTTCGATGATGCACAAATTTTGAGTGGTGCACACATTTTCAATCATGCAAAAGTTTACGGTAATGCCCGTGTTCACGTACTTGCAAAAATTTATGGGAACGCGAAAGTGTACGATAAAGCTTCTGTTTCTGGTAATGCACGAATATACCATGATGCAAAGATTGGCGGTAATGCAATAATTTCAAAGAACGCAGAAATTTTTGACGATGCTTGTGTTTTTGAATCCGCATGTATTGCAGATGATGCACGTGTTTTTGGAAAGGCTCAGGTTTATGGCGATGCCGCAGTCCACCAAGGTGCACATATTTCTGAAAAAGCTAAAATTGGCGGTCAAGCAGAAATCTCTGGAAATGCCCGTGTGTTTGGTGGTGCACTAGTTTGCGAGAATGCCAAAGTAACCGGAAATACAAAAGTATCTGGAAATGACACTGTTTTAAGATAAGGGCGAGAGGCAATAAACCATGGAAAAAAAATACGAACTTACTGATGAAATAGACATTCTCTATCGTCGACTAGTTCGTCGCATCCGTGCACTGAGAAACTTTGGAAAGGTCAAGAAAGGTGACCTAGGCGGTTATATAGAGCATGAAGGTAACCTCTCTCATGAGGGCGATTGTTGGGTTGGGGATAGTGCAAAGGTTTGCAGTAATGCTAAAATTTATGAGAATGCACAAGTATTTGGACGAGCACGTATCTCATGTAATGCACGTATTTATGGAAATGCTAATGTTTTTGGAAACGCTTGTGTTGAATCCAATGCACATATTTTCGATAATGCGCAAGTTTACGGAATAGCCGAAATTCACGGCAATGCCAAAATTTGTGAAAAAGCTCATATTGGTGGTGAAACTGTTGTATGTGGTAACACATGTATTTCAGGCAACACACATATTAGTTAATAGAAAAGCCGAACATATCCCTAGGAAAAGACAGAGCGTATAAGCACTTTCTAACAACCAACCATTTTTAAACACAAGCGTGATTCACGCCACGGGTGAATTGCGCGCAATGGAGGAAATCAAGATGAGTGAACAAAACACTAACCTAATAGAAATTGAAGAAACACATCATTTAGCCATCGAACAAACTGTCATGGAACGTATTTTAAATAAAGCCTTAGAAAATGACGTCGGTATTGACCGCCTACAACGTCTTCTTGATTTAAGAGATCAAGAAATAAAACGGCAAAACTATCAAAAATTTGTCCGTGATCTTTCGGCTATGCAAACGGAATGTCAAGATATTGAAAAAAACTCTACAAACACCCATACAAACAGCAAATATGCTACGCTTGATCAGTACATTGATGCTGTAAAGGACGCGCTTGCAACATACAACTTTGCTTTGTTTTCTCGTATTAAAAGTCAAACCGCAACAAACGTTACCATAGAAATAACTCTGTCTCATCCTTCAGGCAATCAAATCTCAACAGAAGGAACATTTCCAATTGACAGTACAGGCGGTAAAAATAGCATACAATCAGTTGGTTCCACACTTACCTACGCACGGAGATACCTGTTAGGCATGCTTCTTAATGTAGCAAGTAAAGAAGACGATACAGATGGTCAAACGCAAGCCAAAGAAGACGATACAAATAATCAAAAAGTTTCCTCTAAACAGATAAAGCAAATCGAAGAATTAATCAAACAAACAGAATCGGATAAAAATAAGCTTCTCTCTTATGCAAAAGTAGAAAAGCTAACAGATATGTCTTGTGAAAAAGCAGACGACGTTTTGAAAATATTAGAAAGCAAGCCAAGAATTCAAAGAGAAAGCGCTCTACAATCTCTCCCACCACAAGAACAAAGAACGGCGGTGTGAGATGGAACAAAGAACAGCAGAATGGTTTCAAGCGCGCTTGGGTAAAGTCACCGCATCACACATTTACAACATACTCAGTAAAACTACAAAAGGATTGCCTACAAGCAAATATGAAGACTACAAAATCAAACTCATAACAGAGCGCTTAACAAGAGAAACAAGCCCCTATTATGAAACTGAAGATATGCGTTGGGGTATTGAGCATGAAGAAGATGCCTTGAGAGAATATGGCTTCATTTATGATGCCGATATAACAAAATGTGGTTTCATCCAACACCCCACAATAGAAATGGCGGGGGCTAGCCCCGATGGTCTCATTGGAAAAGACGGTTTAATCGAAGTCAAATGCCCGAGATCAGTAACACATATGCGCTTTTGTATAGATGATGAAATCAAACCAGAATATCACGCACAAATGCAATTCCAAATGGCTTGTACAGAACGAAAATGGTGTGATTTCGTAAGCTATGACCCACGTTTTGCGGAGGAATCCTTTCACTTGCGCATGAAAGTCAAGCGTGTTCTCCGTGATGATCAACAAATTGAACAGATCAATCAAGCTGTTGAAACCTTTTTAGCAGAGATAGAACGAGAGATACAACAACTCTCAACAAAAGCTGCTTAACCTTATGGGGGTGTTTTGTTCCCCGCATATCTACGAGCACCCCCACCCTTTCCTAACAACTTTCAAGTAATGCGTGATTCACGCCACACGTGAATTGCATCTCAATGTAAGGAGAAAAGATATGGCGCCTCGTCCAGCTGCTATAACGCAACCAGCCATTGCTCGCGCTTTAAGAGAAGCTAAAAAACAAGGATGTGAACTCGTAGAAATCAAACCTACAGGGGAACTCCTCATCTATCTTAAAGAAGATATCCCAATACCAAGTTCAGTTAACCATCCAGATAAACTTTTAGATTTGTCAAAGAATGAATATTACGAAACCGCACTCTCTAAGATGTAAAATACCATGCCTAAACCACGTCCTCCTCATCTCGTTAAACAAATTACTCAACATGGCAAAATTGTATGGTATGTACGTATTGGTCATGGCAAACGCATTAGAATCCGCGGTACCTATGGAACGCAAGAGTTTGTTGATAACTACAAAAGCGCACTTGCCGAGTTACAAGGGCTTATACTTCCTAAATCCAAAACCGGTAAACTTGTTGAAGGTTCATTTGCATGGCTGCTTAAACAATACTTTAACAGCTCTAATTGGCATAGCTACACTAAAGCTACAAAAAAACAAAAAGAACTCATCCTTATGAAGGTATGTGATACTATAGGAAACATTCCATACCAAGCAATTGAAAAGAAACATATCATAGCCGGCGTTGAGCGACGCAAAGAAACACCAGCAATGGCTAGAAACTTTCTGAAAGCCCTTAATGGTCTTTTTAATTGGGCAATTGAACAAGGTCTTTTAGAAAATAATCCAACAACAGGAGTAAGAAGACCAGCTCTTAACAACAAAGATGGATTTGTTGTTTGGACAGAAGAAGATGTTGAGAAGTATTATCAAAGATGGTCCCATGGTACCCATGAACGGGTTTGGATTGATGTCCTTTTGTATACGGGTTTGCGTCGTGGTGATGCGGTCCGCATTGGCTGGAAAGATGTAAAGAATAACATCATTCATCTTAAAACAGAGAAAAGTAAATTCCAAACAGATGTTTTTCTTCCCATTTTACCGGAATTAGCCAAAACGCTTGAAGCAGGTCCTATTGGAGCAGAAACATTCATTTGTGGTAAAGAAGGTAAAAAACTAGTTAAAGAAAGTTTTGGCAACCTTTTTCGTGAGGCTTGTAACGTAGCAGAAATCAAAAAATCAGCACATGGCTTAAGAAAATTAGCAGCAACACGCGCAGCTAACTCTGGTGCAACAGTATCACAACTCAAAGCAATTTTTGGCTGGACAGATGACGCTATGGCATCTCTTTACACAAAGAGCGCAGACCGTAAAAAACTTGCTCTTGAAGCCATAAAAAAGCTTCAAAAAGATGAGGGATAGAGGCAAAAAAACTCAATAGAATCAAGATTCACCTATTCCCTCATATTAGACATAACTATTTTATTTTACTTGCTTTTTATTTGCTCTCATCGCCCACCATCTAACTTTATATCGTTATTAAGTTATTGGTTCTTCATATTTTTATATGAGGAATATGCAAAAAATGAGAAAATAGGTTTTTCTAACGTTCTGCTCTAATTGTTGCGAATCAGGGCTTTATTAGAGTTTTTTAGCTATATCAGAATTTTCTAAAAGGGGAGATGATATAGCTCTTCGTTAGCGACCTTTTTAGATGTCGAAATATAGTCTCGCCCCTCTATAAAGTGGACGAAATTTATAACAAAAAAGATGATAAATCTAGCTATTAATACATAGAGATATCATCTCCACATCTTGATGATGTTGATTATTTCATGAAGTTGTTGTTTTTTCTATTGCCATTTGAAAAACGTTGCCCATCCTAAAATAAAATTGCAGATTTAAAAAGAAATTCTCGAATAAAAAGTAGATTAGGAATTATTTTTGATTCGCTTTCAAATAATTTTATTAAAAACGTTTAGAAACACATTTAAATGATTGACCTTTTGCAAGAACTTTGTAAGAAAGCATATTCAGTTTGGAGGGGTGGCCGAGCGGTTTAAGGCACCGGTCTTGAAAACCGGCGTGCAGGAGACTGTACCGTGGGTTCGAATCCCACCCCCTCCGCCACAGCACTTTTATGGTTGTATGTAGCTTGCCTGTAGCTTGCCACTAGGTTTTGTATAATTTGACAGCAGGTTTTGTACCAATTTATTTTTTTTCAAAGAGTTTTTAAGGGGTTTTCAAAGGATCTTCAAAGACCTTTCAAAGGGTATTTAAAAACCCT